CTGCTGCAACGCGGGCTGGGCGCCGACGCGACCGATGACGGCGTTTTGGCTTTGCTGTAATTGGAACTGGAACGCTTGGCGCGGGCGTCGATCATCTTGCGGAAGATTTCGTCCTGCTGATACCGCTGCTGGACCGCAGGGTTGGACTGGATAATGGTCTGAAGGGTCTGCAAGCGGACTTGCGCGTTTTGGCCTCCTTCTTTCAATGGCGGCTCAGTGCCGGCGGCAATTTTTGCGAATGCGCCTTGCTCGTCTTCTTGCTCGGCGGCCGTGGCGGCGCCGATGTCTTGCACCAGCATGCTCGCCATGTTCGGGTCGATGGCTTGGAACATATATTTTATGAGGCCAACGCGGTCTATGACACCGAATGAGTCCATGGGGACGAGGATCTTGGCGAGGTAGTCGAGCTTTGCGCCGAGGGCTTCGGCATCCAAAAGTCTCGCGTCAAACTCGGCAGTGATGTCAAAGCGCCCACGGATGTCTTGTGGGCTTGCGCTGAACGCCAGCGATGCGTTTCCGGTGACGCGAGAAACTTCTTCGGGCGTGAGATACTGCTGGGCAAGCGCCATGGTCTGGATGATGCAGAGCTTCATATCGAGCAGCCACGAATCGACCATCTCCTGAGTGTGGATCATGGCCATCTGCGGCGGGACACCATCGGCCATGCGGCCGAAGTAGTTGTTCACGTCAAATCTGGTGGCGTTCTCGACTTCAATGCTGCCGGCGTCGGGACGCGGCGGGTCCATCCAGCCGATCTCGCCGGGGCGGCGCTCGGGCACTTGGACGCCGGGGCCGAGGACTAAGTCAAACTTCCCGCGATTGGCCGGCACGCGCACGGGCGGGAGAATGCTGATGGAGGCGCGGTCGGCGCGGTAGTCGCGCTGGATCTTGATCTCTTCCTGTGCGGTCTGGACTAGCTCGGGGATGCCACGGCTCTCTAGGAGCGGGCGGGTGGCGCGCTCACGGGGCATCTCGACAAAGGGATACATGCCGTGGGCATAGGGCAGCAGCTCATGGACGGCGGCCTTGTCGGGGATGTGGTAGCTGATGACCGAGCGCGTGACGCGGACGGCGTCGGTCTTGGGGTCGTTCTCTTTTCTAAAGACGTGCCAAATTTCAATCATGTCGCGCAACTGCTCAAAGAGGAACTGATCGGTGCGGTGAAGGTTGAGATGGATGCGCTTCAGCTCGCCCTTGTGCTTGACGACTTCCTCAACCCAATCCTCATCCCATCCCTCAACAGCGGCCCGCTCGCGCAACTCCACTTCATTGAGTAATTCTCTGCGGGCCACGAACGCGGCGCGCTGGAGAGAGAAGGTCTGGATGGGGAAGATGACATCCTCCCACGCCTCTAGGGCGGTCCAGACGGGCTTTGATTCAAAAATGTAGGGACTCTCCCACTCGACTTCACCCTTGTCGCGCAGGGCGCGGACCTTGGAAACCTTGCCCAACTCGGGAACGACTTGGCCAAGCAACTCGGCGGCGGTCTCCTCTTGCAGTGGGTCCATGACGATCTCTAAGAGGGCGGCGAGGTTGGGGTCTTGCGACTCCTGCACCATCATCTGGGCTTCCTCGATGGTGAACCGCTTGATCTCGGTGCGGGTGGTCTGCTGCCAATCCACGGCCATGATGGCCAAGCCATAAGTCTCTCTGAACTCGGCAGCCAAGCGGACTTCACGGCGAAGGTCATCCAAGCAATGCTGGAAGAGGAGCCACTTCAATACGGATTCGGCGGCGGTGCGCTTGTCGATGTCCATAGACTCGACTGGCTGGATCTGGACGCGGGACTTAAAGAAGGCGTTTGTCAGGATAGCGCAATGGTCCCGAATGATATTGTCGGCCAATCGCACGCGCGTATCGGCTGCTCCGTCCCAGGGCCAGGGCTGGCGGCCCATGGCGCCGGCGTGTTTGCGGCCATCCTCCGACTGCCCCGGCCAGATGCAGTAACGGGTGTTCCAGTTTCGTAATTTACGCTGAACGTATTGGCTGCCGTCCGCATCGGCTTGGTCGATGTCGGACAGGATCTCGCTGATCTTCTCGCGGTCGGGGGATTCGATCATGGACAGATGCCGGTTATTGCGGAGGGGCGGAAGCCGACCATGGTTTTTCTTGCCGTGTAGTTGACTGATGTTTCGGGGAAGCGTTTCTTGAAGTCATCTCGGAATCCTTTATCTTTCCAGCATCCCGGCTCGGCAGCCTCCCATGCGTGATAAACGTCGGCGTCTATGCTCATGGTGTGCTGGCCAATGCCTTCAACCGAACAGACTTCAAGCCGGTCGGTCGCCTCTTTGATCCGCGCCTGGCGTGTGGCTGCTAGTGCGGCTTGTGCGTTCCAGCCGGCGACCAATTCGTCGCGGACAAGCGCAGCCATCTCGTCGCCTAAGTCAGCGACAAATTCTTGCCAGATTTGAGACATCCTAACTGCTGCCACGGACCCGCTAGGCGTTTCCGTGACAGAGTGTTAAGACGCTTTAGATCGTGTTCGTGTCCACAACCTGCAGGTAGATGTGGATCTCGCCTGCGGTCACGCTGCTCAGCAGCTTGGCTGCGGTCGCCGTGAAGGCGGCCACAATGAACTGGCTGGCGGCCGTGATGGCAACCGGCGTGGTGACGGTCATCGCCTTGTTGACAACGTCAGAAGCATGCACGCCGAGGACTTCGGTGCTGGACATGACTGAGGCGGCCGAGGCGGTGTTGCCGAGGGTGTAGGCGGCCGAGACAAGACCGGCATCGCTGGAGACCAGCGGGGTGACGAGCTTGTGCGCGGCATTACTGATGACTGAACCGGCAGCAACTGGCAGCAGACTAAAGGTCTGCGTGGCGGCTGCGGCGGTGAAGTCAGCATTGGTGAGGATGACCTTGTGCGTAAAGCCGGTGGAGGCTTTCGTTTCAATGGGCAGTTCGTATGTGAGCATATACTGTTATTCCTTGGTTGGTTGTTGAATTAAGAAGTCGCGGCGAACTTGCCGAGGCCCTTGGGCGTGCCAACGCTCAACGCCACGATGGCGTCAACGAGGCCGCGAGGACCGCCGCCCATGTCTTCCAGCTCCTGGTAGCGGGGCCGGCGACCATATCGCAGTTCGACCATGTCCATATCGAGGACGTAGCCGCGCGCGTTTTGCACGTCGGCGCTCGCGTTGTCCTTCGCCAAAAATAGGGAAGGCAACAAACTCAGCGACCCGAAATCTCCCTCAAAGAAATTGACAACGGAGATGATGGATTTGCTGTCGGCGCTGTTGGTGAACGTGCGAACACTGAGGCCGGCACCGGCGGCACCCGTGCTGAAGCGGGTGAACTCGGTGAACTTACGCTTGAGGGCAGGGCCGCAAACGAGGGTCAGTTCGGCAACATTGCCGGTCTGAGTGTAGATGCTCTGCAAGAGCGTCTGCACTTCGGACTCGGTGAGCGAGGCGGTGGCGGTAGTGTTGATCGACGCGGTCGGCGTGCGCTGTGAGACAGGGACCGGGAGGTCGGATTGGGAAGCGGCGATCCACTTGCCCAAGCCACGGGTCTTATACGGCGAGGCGCCACTCTGCTCCTGAGACTCTGCGTCGGACGAGATGACCGACTCAATATCCCTTTTGATTTCTACGAGGCTACGCGAAATTGCGCGCGCCATTTCCTTGCGCTTGCCGACACCGGCGGTGTCGTTGACGTTCTGAACGAAGTCGTCCACTTTGATGCTGCGGCGCAGTTTTTGTCCGCGAGCCGAGAGAAGAACGCGGTTCTTCGTCGGGTCGTCGAAGCTGGTGACATCGGCGTTGCTGAGAACGCCATCGAGCACGGGCTCGTTATACGAGTCGGCTTGGTATGAAAAAACGCCGGCATTAGAAAGGTCTGACCCTTTCTTAGCTGCGCTGGAGATGGGGGTATTTTTTGCGTCGATGATGTGAATGACATCGGCGAGGTCTTCCCTAAGACCTGTGACTGGAGTGATTGCTCCGACTGTAGAAGGCATGTTAGTAATTGTTTCTAGTTAAGGTTTATCTAAGTAGGCTGTCGGACACCCAACTTTGAAGATCGTCCAAGCTGGCTCCCGACAATGATGATGCTGGCTTTCCGCCACGGTATGACGACTTGGCGTTACTGACCGGCTTCACAGCGGATGGGGTTTTAGATTCTGACTTCTTTGACGAAACCTTTTTCTCGGCGGCGGTCTTGGCTTCCTTGGCCTTTTGCGAGGCCATGAGGGCTTGCTCTCCGTAGAGGGCGAGGCCGATCCAGTATTCATGTTGCGGGATGCGCAACAGTTCTGGGGCCGACTTGACCGTGGCCTGGTAGGCTTTGTTGAGATCCGTGCCGGATTTGAAGAGGTCGGGGAAGATGTTCTTCGCCGCCTCGACGGCCGGGGCTCTTTGCGAGAGCCACGCCCTGCGCGCTGGCGCATGCACGGTGAGGATGTCATCCGCTTTGATAAGGTAATCTTTCACCTCGTCGCCGCTAATGAACTGCTCCGAGCCATCCGGCTTCTTAACTGTGGTGCCGTCACTGTTTTGCAGGGCCCAGCGTCTTACCGCTTGAGCGTTCTGCACTCGCTGTTCCAAGAC